ATGGGTATCAAGGTTAAAAACAATACAAATGAATCAATCTCTGCTTGCGTTAATCAGTGGGGAAATGATGGTGATACAGGATATTTTTCGATTGCACCTGGTAAAAATGAAAACTGGGATAGATCAGCAGAAAAGCCTTTTGTTATGTTAATACAGAAAGGTGGGAATGTTACTGCATACTGTGTATCGAGTAAAAGTCAAATAATTGTCTCCTCAAACGGTATAACAGATCAAGGCATTGAAAAAAATCCAATCCGTGCTTGAGTATAAATAATTTCATAGAGTGGTAAATCCAATGAGTTTTATCACTCTGCCAAAATCCAATTATATCTACGCAATACTCATGTTTGATAATTGTTTTTGCGAAATTGTCATTACATTTTAGATAGTTTCCCCCCAAGTATATTTTTAAAGATAAAGCTCCATTCAAAGAGCTTTTTCTTAACATCATTCAAGCTACTACACTCATTGTATTTGGCAATTGTATCAATGATCCAAAGTGTGATCTCTTTGCCCTGCCCTGACTCAAGTTTTAAGAGTTTGGTGCATTACGTCAAACTTATATTAGAAGTATAAAAGTTTATCAAAAATTCAATATCAGCTATATTGAGTCAATTATATAAAATTAGAAAAGAGGAATTTAGGTGATGCTAGAAACAGAACACCTTATACTTAGACAATGGAAGGAAAGTGATTACCTTCCTTTTATTAATATGGGTAAAGACCCTGAGGTAATGAAATATTTTCCAAAAAATCTTACTGAAGATGAGAGTATTAAAATAATTCAAACAGTTACAGAAATCCTTAATAGGAATAAATGGGGAATTTGGGCTGTAGAATTAAAAGAAAATCATAAATTTATTGGGTTTATAGGTCTCCATGATCAACCTCTACAGTTTGATTTTTCTCCTTGTGTGGAGATTGCTTGGCGCCTAGCAAAAGAATATTGGGGAAACGGCTATGCCACTGAAGGAGCTAAAGCTGTTTTAGAATATGCATTTAATGTATTAGATCTCGATAAGATAGTTTCATTTACAGCTATTACTAATAAGTCATCAGAGGCAGTAATGAAAAAAATAGGGATGACAAAGGTTAAGGAGTTTAATCATCCAGAATTTTCTTTAGCACCACATCTTGAAAAACACATATTATATGAAGTAACTAAACTTGATTTAGCATAATATTCGTTATCCAAATTAGCCCTCACTCACAGAGCCATGCCTCACTCAATCTTTCTGCATCAGCTGCGTGTCCATCAGCTGATACTGCTTTAGCTTCACCTCTCCCTTTCTTTAGGAATCATAAAAAGGCGGGGAGGAAACTCCTTAAAATCATGATTTTCCAACTTATCAATACAATATTCTACATAGTAGCCTAGTCTCATTAGGAAGGTTAGAATACAAGAAAGGATTAAAAAATTTCCTTTGAGCCTTATAAAAGTTTGGGTGAGTTCATGTTTGATATCAATGATGATTTAAGAAAAATTGAAAATACTAATTTTTTTTCTAAAATGGGAATTAACAATATCAATGATAATAGAGTTATTTTAATTGAAAATTTAGGTAAAGCTTTTTTGAATCATTCAAACGAGGACTTTCAGGGAAAATACAACAAACTTAGATGGTTACCATCAAGTATTTCCCAAGAAGATCCATTTTACAAAAAACAAAAGAATACACCAGAATTATTGATTTTGAGAAAATGTATTAATAAAAAAATTTTAAATGCAACAAGAGACATGAATAAGGAGTTGTTCATAATACCTCCACATGATTTTAGTCTAGCAGCTCGTGATTCAATTTGTTTCTGTTTCAGACAGTTAATGACTGAAAGATATTTACAATTAGGTCAAAAATGGGAGTTTATTGCTGAGTTATATTATTTAGGCCATTATCCTATTGGATATATCGATAATAAAATTGTAGCTATTTAAGCCTTATTCTGTATAAATCCATCACAAAGGCAAACTTGAATAAGCATAAAAACAATGAATTATATAATTTTAGAACTTTGGTCATGTTTGGTATTATGTCTGACCAAAGTAAAACTTTGCACACTTGTTAAAATTTTTAGTTATCTGTATTGAAACTTTTCACAGCCTCTAATGAACTCATAAAACCAGTAGTTTTATCAATTGCATGAGTCACTGAATCAATTAACCAGTCACCATCAATTCCAGATCTAAAACTTGAAAGACTTAATTTTGCTTCAGCTGAAAGCAATGGATCACCGGGTAACTCAATAGAAACTTTAACTTCGTTACGCTTAGATGAATCAAGCGCAGATTGAGCAGCTGCTCTTGCACTTTTTTCATCAAGATAAGTATGTCGTAATCTTCTAACTGGTTCGCCCTCACCCAATTTCACTTCATTCTTTTTTGCTTTGTTTTTTTCATGCCAATAAGTGATAACAGTACCGGCACTATCTCTGGAACTACTGGTCATGGTCCAGTTTGAAACTTGATAGCGTGTAAGTTCAACTTTACCTAAATCAATTTCGCCTCTTTTTACAAATAATAACTTGCCGCCAGCTGGCTTACAAACTGCATCATAGCGTTTGGATAATCGCATCAAGAATGATAAATCTGATTCATCTGACTGTGTTATCTGTGGCAACTTGACTGACTTTAATGAATCACTGACTAAGTGCTCTAAATTGTGCTCAGTTGCGATTTTAAGGACGACTCCCTCCATAGTGATGTCTTTATCCCACACTCTACTCTTTTGGGTCTGTAGTGACGTTTTACCCGTCTTGCTCTCGGTTTGGACTGCAGCTCTACATCGAATAATCATTTTGTCTGGTGGACCTGATAACTCAACTTCATCAACAATAAATAAACCCATGCTTTGAAGCTCACCATCATAGCCCATCGAAACTTTTAACTCTGCGCCCTTCACAGGCATATCAATAGGGTTTGTAGGGTCATCGATCAAACTAATCTCGCATGAATCTGACTCAATGCCAGTTTTATCAGTCACCGTGATTGATTCAAATAATTGATAGATCACACTGCTTATATCATTACCATTTGCGACCACACTAAAACTAGGTTTTAATCCCATAGTTTAATCCTTGTATTCGTTGAAATTTGAGTATTAGTTTGTTCTGGTAGTTCAATCAATACGCCTTCTGGCAAAATTGGTGTCATTGCTGATAATCGTGGATTGGCATTAAAAATATTTTCCACCACTTTATTTTTAGTGTTTCCGTAATATTTATAGGCAATATAATCTACTGTATCGCCCGCTTTAGTTTGATATTGAGCCATACTTATAATCTCCCAATTGCACCGCGAATGATATTTGCAAGCCCCAAGCTTCCCATTACATCACTATGCTTCCTAAGGTTAATCGTAAATTCTTGACGGCGTGGTACACCAAATGCAGCATGTTTACTCTGCCCCTCAGAAACTTCTGTAATTATCCAATTGCCTAAAACCTTACCTGAGCCAGTAATCAATAGTTGAGGCTTACCCAACGAGCCTAATCCCCGTAAATTATCAAGCTGTCTTGTACCTCCATTCCATTCAGGGAAAATCACGCCAGTTAAAGTCATTGTGTCTTGTCCGGGTCCCAAAAACTGTAGATTATCCCAATCCCCAAAAACTGACTGTTCACCCCACTGATACTGTGTTGTTCTGTTTAATTCCTGATAGGCTGCCGTATAGATTCCAAATTTAAAGTCACCCAGGCGCATCATTGTGATAAAAGATCCATAAACTAACATTATTGCGCATACCCCCAATCGATCATTGAATTACGCTCTTCGACGCCCTGTTTTTGTTTCAGCTTTTGCATTACCTCTTGAGCTATTTCCTTTGGATTTTGATTAGGTGCGGCATGAATCGTAAATGAAAAGGAATTGTGGTTTACCTGATCGCGCCGATCTGATTGATTAATTCGAGCGGATTGACTCGAGTCAGTAGTTTTACTATTTGAAAATGGTTTGATTGCTTCAGGAATGTTATCGGCTTCAAAATTAGATTTTATTGCAAATCCTTCACCTACAAATGAAGCTTTCGGCATTTCAACTTTTGGAACCTTCATTGGGAATGGTAATGCTGTAGTTTTTGGCTGTGTTGGCTGGGCAAGCGGTATTTGCGAAATAGATTTAACCTCTGCAACTTTTGAGCCTAGATCAAAACCTACAATTTTCCCAATTAAGTCAAAAACTTTACCGCCAAAATCTAAGATCCGCTTAAAACCATCAATCATCATGCGAAGTGGTGCCAAAACAGCATTGATTGCACCGCCCACCAATTGACCAAATCTTTGCCCAGCTAAGGTCGCTTTTTCTATATCCTCTTTACTCGCCTTAACTGGTGTGAGTAATTCTTTAAACCAATTCCATGCTTTAGAAACCGCAGTGCTCACCAGATCCCACGCTTTACCTAAAATTGGTACAGAAGCAATTAACTCAGATACAGCACTTGTGAAAGGTTCCATACCTTGTTTTAAGCCTTGCCAAAAACCTGCAAAGAAAGCTTTTATTCGATCCCAATTTTTGTAAATCGCAATACCTGCGCCAATTGCTACTGCTGCAACAGCGCCCCAGGGCGTCCGAAGTAATGCAAATCCAATTTGTTTTAATACGGGTCCGAAAGATGAAAAAGCAGCTCTTGCGATGCCAAGTGGGTTTTTCATACCTAATATGGCTTGACCTGTACTTTTGAACACTTTTGATAATCCGCTACTGCTTCCAAGCAATCGGATAAAAGAACCAGCAAGCCCTAAAATACTGGATCTCAAAAGCAATGACACAAGGCGCACAGCAATCAACCCAACTTTTAAAGCTGTTAAACCTACAACTACCTTTACAATTGTGCTTGTAAGTTCTGGATTTGCTTTGGTCCACTCAATCACTTTAACTCCAAATGTTCCAAGCTTCTCAACACCAGCCGTAATATAGGGTAAGAGCACACTTCCAATAATTGTGCCTAATGCAGATACACTATTTTTAAAAAGAATAATTGAATTGGCGGTTGTTTCAGATCGTGCCTGATACTCTGCTGCCATCGATCCAGCGTATTTACTTTTATCGGCAACCATTCCTAGATTTTTTTCTAATGATTCAATATTGGTTAAAAGTGGTGCAATTGCGCCCAAAGACTCTTTACCAAATAAATTAGATAAAACCGCTGCTTGTTTATGCTTTTCAAGTTTTGATATGGACTTTAAAACTTCCAATGTTGTGCCGTTGGCATCAATTTGCATTTGTTTTGAAATACGTTTGTAATCAAGCCCTAATTCTGCATAGGCTGCCTTTTGGCTTTTGGTGGCTGACTCACCAGCAACCAAAGCCAACATGGTATTTTTAATGCCTGTTGCTGCAATTTCCTCTGAAATCCCCATACCACGTAAAGTCGCACCGAGTGCAGCAATTGAACCCGAAGCGAAGCCCCCAACTTCACCCAATGGACCAATACGTTGAACAATATCCATAATGGCTTTGGCTGCAGCTGGTGTATTGTTGCCTAAATAGTTAATTTTATCGGCAAGCTCTACAACCTCATCTTGGTTCATGCGAAATGCGGTACGCATCTCTGCCATAGATTGCCCTGCAATATCCGCTGTGGTATCAAACGCCACTCCCATTTTGACTGCATCTTCAGCAAATCGAGTAAGCTCATTGGCTTTAATACCGGACTGACTACCTGCAGCCATAATTTTAGATATTTTAGTCGCAACCATTGGTAGGCGCGTTGATAGCATCAAAGCATCATCACTAATCTTTTTAAATTCTTGATCAGTACCGCTAAAGGTCTTTTTTACATCTGCCATTGCAGATTCAAAATCAATTGCCAATTTAACCGGGACACCGACAGTTACAGTCGAAGCAATAACAGATCCTAATTGCCCTTTTAGATTTGATAGTTTTTCATTGTTTTCTAGTCTTGCTTTCTCAATCGAATTTAACTTACGTTGTTGCGATTCTAATTTTTTTAATTCGGCTGTAACGGCGCTATAACGTGAACGTAAATTATCAACGTTCTTACCCATTCCACCAAAAGTTTTGATCGAGTCGCCCAATTGGTTTTGAGTTTTTTTAAGTCGATTGACTTCCGAGCCAATTTTATTAAGTTCGCCCTTTGTGGTATTCATTACAGATTTAAAGGAACCTGATAATGCTCCTCCAATCGTAATGACTGCATTGAGTTTCTTATTTGACATAGCAAAACAATTTTAGAATCTGATTCACTATTTTTTATTTGTTTTGAAAATTTATCATTATTCAGTTTTTCATTAAAAAACCGCTCGAAAGCGGTTATTGATCATCGTCAGGCAATCCCTCACACCACCAAATTATTTCTGAAATTCTCATTTCCAAAATTTCAGCTTTTGACCATGAAGTGTGTGAAGCTAAACCGAGCACATAAGATCTTGCGACCTCTGTGCTCATGTTGTAAAAAGCTTAAATGCCTCTTGAATACGGCGATAATCTTTTAATGTCGCTGCCTTGATTTGATCCGGTGTAACACTACAAAGATTTGAAAACATCATGATCTCTTGAACCGCATCAGATTGACCCTTTGATTGCATTTCTGCAGCAAGCAAATCTTGTACTGTAGGCTCACGCATTACAATTACACCCACTTTCGCCCCATCAATATCAAGTGACTTGGCAAATGTAATTTCGAAATCGCCTGTTGCTGTTTCTTTTAAATATTCTGGAAGTTGATTTTGCTCAGTCATTTTTAGATCCCAATTGCGTTTCGAATATCAGCTAAAACATCTACACTATCAATGATGCGAACCATGTTAATCACATCAATCTCATGGATGACTTTTCCAGCAATGGTCTGCTTATAGTAAGTTAAAGACATATCATATTTGTCTTTTGGTAGTTCTCCGGCTTTAACTTTACCCTGGCTAATTTTTACAACCTTACCTTGCATTGTGTGTTCAATAGCGGTGACAGTGCCGTCGAAGCTTTCCATTGCTTCTCGAACAATCACGGTTGTAGATTTACCTTGTTTAACTCCAAACAAAGCCAAAGTATCTCGGCTATGAGAGTTAAGAGTAAAGTCAGAAGTTAACTTTTTCATACCTGTGCGAATATCTATTGCCGCGTCCATCCCTGCAGCACGATAATCTTCGTTTTCTTCTTCCAACTCAGGAGGATTGTATTCATCGGCTTTACCCGCATAGCCTTTACCATCAATAAAGATATTCCAATTTTTGCGAATATCTGCTGCTACACCTGTCATATAACCCCCTTACGCAAAAATATCTTTGATGTAATCATCTACAAGATGAGAACGGAAAATAATGTGTTCAGCTGGATAAACTGGGGTGAAATCGAAATCAAAATAAATCTTTCCTGATTTAATTTGATCAGGGGTATTTAAGTCAGGATTTGCCCAACATTTACCGCCTAAAATTGCACCAATGTTCGTTAAATAGCGCAAATAACTATTTACTCCCTCGACCACATCACTCACATAATTTTTAGTAATACCGCGATCTACAGCCCAAAGATGTGCAGCCTTTAATGATTCATCGATCATATCAGCTGTACGCACCACACATAAAAATTGCCACTTGGAATCGGCTGATAACGTGCGGTTTCCCCATAAACGATAACCGTTTTGGCGAATGATTGTATTTACTTTTGCTTCATTTAGGATATTCGCACGACAATTAGCGTCACCCATTTGAAAATCTATTGCGCGTACTGTGCCGACAATACCATTGATTTCCTGATTCGAAGGTGACCACCACCAACCGCGCTCACTATCAGATTTTGCAATTAGACCTGCAACATGAGCACTTGAGAATGATTCAATTAATGTGCCTTCTGAACCAACTTTTTTGGATTTTGGATCTACCAGATAAATACGCTTTGAGCCAAAATCTTTCGCATAAGCCTGAGCATCTGCATCATTGGTATTCGGACCATCCGGGATAATGGTGGCTTTTAGTCGTTCAGCAATTCCAACCAATTCAGCGACTACAGCATTGGAATTACCCTCTGTGCGTGTATGTGTGAAACCTGGTGCGATTAAAATCTTTGGAACAAGCCCTAAAATATTCTCAGCAGCTAGGAAGGCATGAACACCTTCATAGGTACCGTTGTTCGCATCTACTCCACCTAGAACGTTGGCAAGTGTCTCAGGTTCAGTTACACCCTTTGCAACACGAATGACAACCACCAAAGCGCCAATTTGATCAAAGATAGAGTCAATAGCATCAGGCAACGTACCAGTTGAACCAAGCTTTGCTGCTTCGATTCGAGATCCAGCGATTGAAACTGGTGTATTGAGGGGAAAAAGTTTTTCATCTGCATCGGGTGCAGTCCCGATTAATCCGATTACTGAACTTCGCACTGTGGTAATTGGTCTTACGCCATCATCTACAGTGACGTTTTCAATACCGTGAATGAAAGTGTCTGTCATGAATAAATCCATAATCATATTTAGATTTTGGATTCATTCTTGAATATATTGTGATTCTTTTCCTTATTCACTTTTTCACTGATAAATGACAAGCCAGAAATTGAGAATTACCCTGCTTACAAGGTCATCGCGTATTGCCATAGCTCATTAATTTTCTGATCATCTAAGTCCAATATATCCGCCATAACTTTTAAGCTTGTGCTGGTTCTTTCAAATGTTTGAGCATCTTCCCACTCAATCTGAATTATTTGTTGTTGCTTTTTATCATCGATACTTTTGATTTTTTCCTCAACATATGAGAGATCAAAGTCATTTTGAACTAATGCTAGTCTGAATTGTCTTCTTGTCAGTGGCGCTAATAATGCTATTTCGTCACTGATAATTTTTTCTTCTGTTCGTTGGTCTACCCAGGCATTATCTGACCATGTTTCATAGACTGAGTTAGGTTTAAGCAAAGTAAAACCTTCTTTAACATCACCCACATAATCGATTTTGACTTCACTTTGATCAATAATGTTGTAAGCGGTCATATTACGAAAATCATTCACAATAGACCATTTTTGGGCACTTAAATCAAAAACGGCAATTTTAGACTTAGGGATTTTCGGCGGTTTAATGTCCGTGCTATTTGCAGCAAGCCCAGTATCTTTTAACCATTTATATTCAAATGAACCACAAAAAATCATATCTGAATCATAAGAATAGACTGTAACGACTTGATCTTTTTCTGAAAACTTAATAGTCATAGTTAAATCGCTCTAACAATATAATTGAATGCAATATTTCGTGGTCGAATTTCGTTTGCTACTGGAACTTGGCGCGAGGCATCTAATCCGTAAACTGTTTGTCTAAATCGTGAACCTTCTTGACCATCATTACTTTTGTAAGATTCATAAAAAACACCACTACTATAATCATTAGCACCCCCACCCACAGTGCCTGTAATATTACGCATGGCATCACCTTGCCAAGTTCTTAAGCCACGACCCGAATCCACACCACGCCCAGCATCCCAACCCCGAACAAACTCACCGCGCATATCAAGCAAATAAGATCCATAGACTGAATATAAAATTGGGTAGCTTGATTGAGAAATTGCTTGCCCCATCATTGCGATGTAACCTGTAGGAATGGCATCTCCAGCAAATGGAATGGGAGAAACTTCAGCAACATGGCTGTCGAGGACTCGCCAAGGCGTAAATGCACCTTTCCCACCCCAACTTTGACGCACAGCTACAGATCCATTAAGGCTGTCGTTATGTGAATAATAAGTTTGATGGATTGTATTTCCTGAAACTCTTACTTCTAAAATACCGTAAGGATAAAGCCCTAAAATATTCACATCTACAGCCAGGTAAAAACCATCACTGATCGCATCATTAATAGTTGAAGGATTTACATTACCCAAATAACGCATTGGGGCAGATATGTTAATATCGCTTGTCCCATCAAAATTAATGTCATTAATCTTGCGTGGAGTTTTAAGTCTAGATGCGCTAGAGGCATTGCAATCAATACCGTTAGAGTTTAAACGAGCAACGATACTGCCATCTTGTGCATTTATAAAATTAAACACACCACCGTAGACGTTAAAATTCATTCGATCTAAGCCACTTCGTCCCATATCAATATAATGATAAGAGTCAGCAAGTAACATGCCTGTATCAGCTGTCAAATTTCCTGAAACATCATTTGTTCCATCAAAATTTTGACCGAATATTTTTCGAGCATTTAAAAGTTTGGTTGCTAGAGGTGCTATTCCACCAGTTTCTGTAACTACGCGATCAAAATTCTTTTCAAAACCTACGCTATCACGAGATGATCTATAGTAAAGTCCACCATTACCATAATATGCTAAAAGCTGAATTGCTGTAGCAGATCCAGAACCCAAGAAGTGAAGCACGTTTGCTGAAAATCCATTTTCATTTTTTTGGTAAACACCACTTTTAGAATTCCATGCAGGATACTCATTAGACGCTGCCGTGATCCCATTTGCATAAAAAGCTGTGGCATCTTGAATGGTAATATCCTTTGTCCCATCAAAATCAACATTATTGATCTTTCGAGCAACTTGTAGTTTGGAAGCGGATGGCGCAATACCCTGTCCGTTACCGGTACCACCACAATCTATAGATAAAGGTATATATCCTGAAGCTGGACTAAAGCTGCCCCAACGATTTGAGTTTATAAATAAGTAGCGCCCCGATGTTGAATGCATGGTCGCTTCATCTTGTATAGATCTAAAAGAAGAAGCATATATATTCTTTGAGGATCTCGTATCACCATTACTATCAAGAAGAACAAACTCATTTTTTAAATTTGATCTTGCTCCTTCATCTGATAATGAATTCGATTGATATTGACGGGCATAAATTGGTTCTGCTCCGTCATCACCTGTCCCAAGTTCTAAATATCCTGAGTTTAATTGATCCGCACCAATACCGATCCAACCAGCGTCATTATCTCCTGCAATACCTTTTGCTAAATACTTAAATCCAATGCCAAAAGAACTTAACCGAATGCCATGCTCAAATGTATTTATACCAGTAAAATTTTGATTATCTGTATAAGCAATTTCCCTTGGTGTACCCCAACTGTCTGCACCAAAATTATTCTGGAAATGATAAATTCGTTGTGATGATTTATCTAAAAATAAGCCATTCGCTTTACCACCTGATTGATCATGATAAGAATTGAATGCTAAAAAGTCTCCATATACAGCACCGTTACTGCTTCCATAACGAATACCAGCATAATCAGCAAAGTAGCATCCAAAACGACCAAGACCAACCTGAGAGGGGGAAACATTCCTTTGGTCTTTGGCTTTTATTGAACCATCCAAAAGTCCTGTAAATTCTGGTGCAGTCACTTTTCCTACAGAATAAAATGTACCGTAATTACTTACGCCATTCCCATTAATTAAAAAGCGTAAATTTGAATTTCCTAGGGTTACACCAAAGCCTGCAGTTTCTTGAGAGCCACTTCTTATATTTCCAATCTGCCATTCTGACTGATACCAGCCGAATGAAAGTGCATGAATAATTGATGCTAATTCTGTTGGAGAATTTGTAGTAATAGCGCTTGATTTATTAATAACAGTTTTAATTGGTGAGCTTTCACCAGTATCGATATTAATCTCACCCGTTAAAGTTCCACCCGATTTATCAAATTTGTCATCTTGAAGTTTTTTACCTTGCTTTGCTGACAAAGGTTTATTGGAAGCATCTGTCGTTAGATTATCTACAATTTCATTTCGACGAATATAATTGGTATTTACCCATTCACGTGTTGCATAAATCAATGAATCATCAAGATAAAGTGCAATCACTTCAGCATTTTGAACATTAATGATAAGTTTAAGGTTTATTTCACGCGCCCCACCCTCATCAGCAAGTGGTTTATAAGTTGGTGGGTAGTTTGAGTTGACGACCATCGTAGTGCCGGCATATAACCCAAGTTCACGAATGTAAAAACCACCTACATTGCTTGGGATGATTGCTTCACATACAATCTGATTGGCATTACTACTGCTTATTTCAACAACATTAAGTGCAATTCTAACCTTTTCATTGATGAGTGCTGGGCGTGTTTCGGAAGGTGTAGGAACTGAACCGTTACCATCCCCAAGGGCAATATGTGAATAATTAACTTTATTATTGACTGTAGCATTTGCAATAAGTGCCTTCCCGTTGTTTGTTAATAAGCCTTTATACACTGTTGCCATTGATCGATTACTCTACATAAATTGTGACTGTCTCCGCACCATGTACACCAACCGCAACACGCGGAATACAAACAGGTTGAACATTGATTGTTAGGTTTGTAAGTGGTCGGCTTGCTGGTTTATTTTCTGAAATTAACCGATCTACTTCCTTATACACTTCTTCACTTAGCTCACGACCATTAAGGTCAAGCTCTAAATAGAAAGTACCTGGTATCCCTTGTGGAACGGTTTGCCACCACTCTGTAATTTTTGATTCATAACCGAAAGGTTCTAAGGCATTTAAAATAGCCTTGCGTGTCCCTTTGATTTTATGTCTATTGAAAGATTGCTTTAAAATTGCGCGCTTTAATGATGGCGTCCAGTCATCACGCCAATAATCAACTGAATATTGAATCGCTAGAAAATTTAGGAATTGATCGGGTACAGAATCAATATTAATCAATACATTCAATCGAGGCTCAATTTTAAATGTATTGCTTAGAGTTTCTGCTAAATTGTATTCAAGTTCGGTTGAGTTGGAAGGCAATAATTTTTTCATTCATAAACCTCAACCTGTACATCAATATTTGTACAATAACTCGCTTGAGACGAATCTATAATGATGTCTTCTACCGGGGAAATTATTTCCACATGTTCCACACCAGAAATATGTAAGACTGAATAGATTGCAGACTTGCGGACAGAGCGACCGATACGGCGCTGATCTCTGATATAGCTGTTTAAATTTTCTCTGGCTTGCTGCAACAAGGTACTATTTTTAGCAGTTTGAGCCACATAGATTTTTGCTTGAATGTCATAATTCACAATACCAATAGAATGCACTGTTGGACGGTCGCAAACTGGTCTGACACTTTCATCGTTGAGTGCGAGCTGAACAATATCAATTAATTCTTGAGATGCCGCCCCAGTCTCAGAATCATTTTGCAAAATGTAAATATCCAAGAAATACGGCTTATTTGGTGGAGATACTACGGACACATCCCCCACACGACCATCGGCACTATGTGCAAAAAATTTATATGAAGATGTTGGACCAGCAACACTTAAACTATTCATTGCCAAGATATAGCGATAACGTAGATCATCATCAGTTTCCATAATTGCTGGCATTGGCGGTGTAACCGTGTTATCTGCTGGACTAATAACTAATCGTTTTATATTTCTGTCTGCAACTAAATTCTCTAAATCCGAACCTGTTGAATACATCACCAATAAAGATTTAACATCCTCGTTACGCTCTTGGCAAAATATCAATTCTAAATAGGCGCAATATTCCAGTAATTTAGTCACTGGATCTGATTCACGTTTTAAGGTTTTTTCAATTTCTTCACGATCTTCAGGATTGTAAAGCGCAACAAATCCTTCTTTTCTTTTAGACAGAATCTCTTCAAAATTCAGTTCTTTGATTAACTTTGGCGGTGTTAAATATTCAAAATTAATACCTGTCATTTTTCACCTACCTTATTACAATCCCATCCAGTTTAATTGCCTTACCATCCAGCAGATATTTACCTGTCAGCGTTAAAACCAATTGCCCTTTGGTTGCGCTGGTAATATCAATTTGCTCTAACTGCAAACGGTCTTCCCACTGATTTAATGCTTCAGCAACAGCCGCATAAATATCTACTAATGTTTCTCGATTTGTCGGCGCATCGATCAATTCAAATAATCGAGATCCGTATTCACGGCGCATGACTCTTGAGCCAATTGGCGTAGTCAAAATATCAACAATGCTTTGTCTTAAATGCTCAATACCTGTGAGCTCACGACCATGGATTCGACTCATCCCCATTAGTTGACCTCGCCTGAATTATCACCACCGCTTTTAACTTTATTATGAGTATGTGAGCCACCAATATTTTTGCCATTGTGTGTCACTGAACCACCAGTAAAACTAACATTGCCAGACATTGTAGATTTGCCTTTTACTGCCAATGCACCGCCAACGGATAAATTGCCTGTGCATGTGGTTTCTGGTGCATCTATCTGAACATGACTACATTTAACAATGACTTCTCCACCTGCTTGAGATGCATCGACAGTCAAGGTATGTGATTGCTTGTCATATTCAATATAAGTGCCATCCACATATATTGTTTTAGGATTAGCGTTTTTATTGGGGTTCGGAAATTTCTCTTGTGTGATTGAAAATGCAATGACCCCTTGTGCAATATCACCACTGGGCGAAAGTACACAGACTTGCTCACCTTCGCTGGGTGCATTGCCTGAACGATCATCACCAGCACGGGATTTAGCCCATTCAAGCCCTGTCACCAGTAAACCATCGAAATCCACTGCTGCTGTCATCGTCTCAAAATCAACAGACTCAATGCGCCCATAGCGAATTAAATCACCTAACATTCGATCCATATTGGCATTGGCATAACTCAAAGCTCTACCTCCTGATAATCTTGCTCATGACCTATACCTACATCAGGCGTATAGCTATAAACAGGGATCGGGGTTTCACCAATCTGCTTCCAAATATTTTCCCCAACTAGAATTGGGATTGAGAAATCCACACGCCATACTTCATAACTTTTTAAGCTTGGGTAAAAATGATCTTGTGTCAAAGCATCCAATGAAGCTGGTCCAACGGCAATAGATCCGTTACAGGCATGAAATCGTTTATTTTTAAAAATATAATAAGCAACTTGAGTCGCTAAAGAACGAATATTAATTTTAGAGTTTCGTCTTTCAAAGCTGTCAATCACTCTGGCTTCAACTCTCGCGATCAATGGAAGTTGCTCAGATCCACTATCCCCATCAAGATTTATTTCAAAATCCATTTCGAGGAATAATGCCGGGAGTTCATTCAGCGTTGGCGGTTTTCGTTCTTCTTCTGATCGATAAAACTCAATCAATTTAAACTTTGGAAATTGTTCATGAAGTTTATTAACTATTGTTGCGTGTAGATTAAATAAATCTACCCCATCCATTTCATCTGCCATTTTAATTCATGCTCCAATGTCTTAAAAAATTGTTCATGAAATTCAACTGAATTAAACTCAACACCTTCAAGATATGCATCAGCTTGTGGCTTAATGATTTCAACCTGTTTCTCAATTGGTAAACGTGCTTTACCTGTCCGTTTAAAAACTTGATTTTTACCCTTAGAAATAAAAGCCCCATCCACTTTCCGCTTACTGGCTGTTACCCCTTTTTGTGTTTGTCTTGGGTTTAAGTGAATCAAGGCAATATCATTCAACCCATAAAACAACCGTATTGAAAATCCTGAATCTGATTGAACTATTGTGCTTTTTTTTAAACGGCGTCTGAGTATTTTTTGAGTCAAAGCCAATTCACTGCTTAAACCTCTGACTGTTCGGGTACTCATCCATTTCGCCATCTTGTTTAAAGTACGTTTTAGAGCAACTTTAGCTTGGTTTTCCGAGGGTTCCAGTTCTGCAACAATCGCCTCAATGCCTTCAGATCGAATATCAAATTGAATCATCTCGTTCTTCTAACTTTAAGATACATAACCCTGTACCATCCCTTTGCGGATAAGTCATAATGTTAAAAGTTCGCCCATCATCCAAAATCAAGCGATCCATTTTTTGAACATCAGTAACATCGGTTTCTTTACAGGTAAAACGTGGCTCAATTGCATCCACTTCATATTCGCCAAGTTGAGCATTTAGATAGGGCTCATCAAAAATACCCGTAATATTTCGATTGGGTGAACAATCCAAAAATTCGATAGTGACGGTTATGGCAAAACCGCCCTTATCATCTTTTTGTAGAAATACGTCTAAATTTTCCCAACTTGGTGAAGGCATGATTATTCCTCTGCAGCGGATTGAATAGCTTCAATCATCTGCTCTTTGGTCAAACTGTTTTCCAATTCAACATCATATTCAGACTTTGCAAAAGTAACCAACTGAGCCTTACTTAACTTAGATAAATCGACCTCATTCAATTCTGTTTCTTCAAGTGTGCCACGCCCTCGATAAAGTAGCTCTTTTGCTAACTGCTCATCGATTTCAACTTCTTCACCAGCACGGCGAATAACACCCTTAATAACGACTGCTGCGGTTAGTTTAATTAATACTTTATTCATTTTAATATCCTGGTATTTGATTCTTAAAAGCTACCTTTCGATAGCTTTAGATTATTGAATTAAGGTGTTTTTTTGCCGTAGCAAATAGACTCACTATTACGCAACACAAAATCTACATCTTGGAAAGCAACAATTCGTAATCCACCACTTGAACTTAATGAATAAGGATCTAGTGTGAGATCCAATCCACCCCAAAGACCAATAATTAAATCTGCAAAGTTACCAAAGAAAATATCGCCATTTTCAATTTGATTGGTGATTTCTGTACGATAACCATTGACTGTGCCACCTGCTTCCCAAATAACACTTTCAGTTCCTGCGCCGAACTTAGGAGCAGTTTTACAATGTCCTCGCATTAAGGAGTTCATGACATAAGCCATGCGATCCACGTTGGCATTATCTGCAGCAATTTGACTTTCCATGTCGACAATTTCTTTATAGCTCGGATTTACCGCGGCAAAAGGAACCGCATTAATCCCCGACATATTTTTAATGCCTAACGGCTGTTTGTCCGTTCCTGTGCCGTAATAACCCGCTTTATCAATGGTTAAAGCCAAAGCTTGGTTAATATCATCCCATACCAAACTTTCTGCATCTGGTGAACTTTGTTGCATCAAACTACGTGTAATATCAACAAGCGCGCCTACAGTTTTTGGTTTTAACTCTTTTTGACCTGTAGACGGGTTGCTGCCTGTAACATTATCACCTTCACCAACCCAATAGGCGGTAGCCCCACCTGTCGCTTTTGGAATTTCAACATTCCCCACCAAGCCAGACATATGACGACCGAGTTGCATAATCGTGGTACGACTACGCAATAAATCAATGAACATATCTCCACGATGATCAGTCCCTAACAGACTTCCACCTGCGCCAGTGCCAGCACCCAAATCAAATGCACGTTGTTGATTTTGAGGGATTGAACGGCTTAATACATCAGCAGGAACTAAAATACCCTGAGCAGTGCGCCCATAGGCTCGCTCTGCTGCTGCGCTACACTCAAACTCAAATGCTGCAGCTTCACGTTCTGAGGCGCTTGCGTTAGGGCGTAATGCTCGAATAGCTCTGAATAGTGAAAACTGGCGTGTTTCATCATCAGTTAAACCAATATTTGCATTATTGGATTTTGGCTGTTCGGTAATTGGCTTGCCTTGGCGCTCATGCATTTTGTCTAAAATTGCAGTTTGAAATTCTGCTGGTGATTTTCGTTGACCAATATACTCAGTTGCCAATTCAGGCATATTGTATTTTTGACCCAATTCTAAAATTTCACGTGTTCGAGCATGTTCTTGTTCTGCTCCGCGTGTCGCTGTATCTTCAGCCTTACGAAGAATCTCAATTGCACCAAAACGCTCACCTTTATCATTGAGCTGTTGGCGACAGTAATTACCGTCTTTGTCTGTAAAATGATCCCAATTCATATAAAACGCTCTTTGCTGATTGACTTGAGTTTTAACTCCAATAGGTTCATTTTGCTGAGTGGGTAAATTGTTTTCATTATTCACTTTTTCATTTGAACGACCTACACCAACAGTTGTATCAGCGGGAATAGAAACAGAAGAAATTTCATAGGGTTGCCATTCCGTAATCAGGTAAACATCTTCATGCTCACGTTGTTCTTTTAGAATTGCTTTTTTGATGATGTAACCCACGCTTATATTGGTACGAATTAGATCTGCAATATCCTGTAGAATTTCTTCTCCACGGGACGACTTACTTAATCGTACTAAAGCGCGCCCTTTACGTTGAGAATGATCAAGCCAAGCACTCTCCACCACACCAACTTGATCACGAGAATTATGATCAAGTAAAAATGGTGCACGAGCATTTAAGCGACTAAAATCAATTGCGCCCTGAGAGTGATCCAATATCTCAACACCGAACCAACGACCAACCTCTGCCTCACTTGAAAATGAAAGCTCTACTGTGCGCTTATCAATATCTACCTTAAAATCATCAACCACATAAGAACGGAATAATTTATCTTTATTGAAATCAGGCAATGGCTTCGTTTGAGATACATCACGTTTAAAGTACGCACCTGTAAGCAACCCGCACACAATTGAAGTTGATAACTTAGACTTTTTCATTAAACACTCTCTTTAGGTCGCCCAACTGCGCCAGTTTGTTTTTTACCCATACTTGTTAAAACCATTTCTTCTGCTACTTCTTTTGAAATGCCTTGATTCACCAGCAAATCAATCATTGCCCTGGTATCCCTTGCGATTTCTGCCCATACCGTTTGTGGGTCTTTGCCTTGCTCTCTAATCAATGCACCGGGTGATGTCAGCATATTATTTTTAGATTTTTCCGCTGCTGCCACATCACTGGACGGATCAATCCAAGCCCAGCGGCGAGGTTGCCAAGACACAGATTTATATCTTTCGAGATCAAGCGCTTTAAGTGGAATGTTACCTTTTTTGATTACGCCTTTTAATAAAACGTATTCAAGCCAAGCGTTGTATACAGGTTCAACTAATGACTCGATTAACCATTGCTGTAATTCTTTCCAGTGTTCACGTTCATCTAATGTGCCCTGTCGAATACTTGAAAAGTTAACACCTTCTAAATCGGATGCGAGATTGTTATAAAGCACCCCCATACCCGCAGCCATTGAGCGCAGCATGGCTTTATGGAATGGAAGAAATTCACCTGTAGGATAATTAGGGGACCATTCTTTAAATTCAGCACCTTCAGGTAAAACAGGCACCTCGCCTGCCTGTGATTCAATCTGAATCTCATCCCCTTCATCTGCATCAAAGTCCGGACCATGACCATCACGCCACTGAATGAATCCCATTTTATTGGCTGAAACACGTGCATTGACAATGGCTGAATCTTCAAACTCCGCCAATTGCTTCATACGAAATAAACTGGTTGCGGTCCAAGGTAATCCGCGCTTTTGCCCTACAATGTCATCTAGAAAACCGTGAATAACATCTTCAGCCATCACTTTGATGTAATTTGCAGATCCATATTTATATTGAGCATTTTGTTCGGTAGAGGCATCAAAATAGTAAGCAATCGGGCGTCCAAATTTATTAAATTCAATCCCTTGGCGAATGAAATTACCATTTGATAATTTATCTGAATAATGCACTGGACAACGTTGAGCATCTAAAATTTGCAAGGCAAAACCATACTGCCCAGCTTCTTGACCTCGAATAATTCTTATAAAAAATTCTCCATCTTTGGCAGCGGATATGACGCAAGCTCTTTGCAATGAGCGCCAAGACTTCTTTCCTTGAATATCACAAATAGACTTCTTGCCCCACTGCTCCCAAGCCTGCTCAATAGAGTCATTCACTTTATTATCGAGTTTTCCAGCACTGTTTTTAATTTGTGCCTGCAGTGTGACACCTTGTGGACCTACAATATTTTGATGGGTGAGGCGTAAAAATTGCTTACCATAATCGTTGTTAGCGCATTGCTCACGGCTCCGCGCAACCATAATTTTTTGATAACGCTCAATGATTAAATCTGCAGGTAAAGGCGAAGATGACCACTTAGATGTAAGTCGATCTGTTACCCCAGCTTTAAACATTCGAGTAGCAGTTTGAAATACACGACCAGCTCTTGTTTTTATTGAGTCATTATTAATCTTAACTTTTGGTAATGCAGAAATATCAGGGGTTTCGGGTATGGTTCGCTTCAATCCAAACATGAGCATTTACCCCAACTTCACGCGCACGACTTTACCAAAAATACTTTTGCCACTTGCCTTGGCAATTTCTCTTGATACTTCAGCTCGATATTGATTTCGTAATTTTATAAGGGTATCTAAGGGGGTTCTAAATAATTCCCTGTTATTTAATCGATAGCGTTCCTGGTCTAATGTTGCTCGCCCCTCGATTACAGCTTCTAATGCTTCAAGTGTTTTCTTGGCATGTGAACGTGTATCAATTTGACCCGTTACCGCAGCCAAATCTGTAATGACTTCAACAGAACCCGCTTCAATTTCTTCAACTTCGCCAAAATCATTGACCGCGCGTAAAGAAAAACCGTAATAGCCTGATTTATATTTTTTTGTGACATCAGCAGATACTTTTAAAACGTGGAGATTTCCATCTTTCTCAGCACTAATATCTATGCTTGATGGACCACGCAAATAAGCTTTAACAGCCCATAAGGAGGCTGGATATGCTGTTAAATTTATAATGTGCTTGAGGGTTAAGCCTGCTGTGATTTTTTGTGGGAATACCATAAAAAATGATTACCGAAACTGAGCTGTTGTGCCCATCTTCGATAATCATTAAATTTTTTTCATTATTCATTTTTTCATCTATCTAACTATTAAATTAAAAAGTCTTACTTTTTATTTCCGAATACTCTTTTCTTTTTAACTATTACCGTGGATGACTTTTTTTTAACAACTGTATTTACTCGAGTTTTTTTCGGTTCAATCATTTCGGTTTTTACATTTTCGATGACTGCTGCATCAGTGAGTACACGTTCAGAAATACGTTTTAAATTAGGATTCATAATCTTTAATGCTGCCAAAGCATAAACACGACAATCCAGCGCCTCATTCCGTGCTCGGTCTGGTTTATGCCACTCTCTAATTGGTTGACCTTTGATGTATTTAATGACCAATTTTTCCGCTGTAAGTTGCTTATACCACTCTGTTTCTCGCTGAATAGGAAAATGGCAATAACCCGGTCCCACTCGATCCGATTCCAAACGACGAGATACCATTAATTTTGCTTCGTCTACACCAACAAGCCACAAATCAATTTTACGTTTATCCTTCCCTGATTGTTTTCGCTGTGGTGTTTGTACTATGGGTAAGCCCCATCCACCACGACCTTTGATTGCAAAAAGCTTTCTATTGCGGCGATTTTTAACGTACTCATAAGCCGCTTGTGTACATCCTGCAGTACCACCGGTATCCAGACAAGTTGCTGATATAGTTAGTTGTGAGCCAGACTCATGCAGATAAGATTCTGCAAGAACATCGTCTAACTGCTCCCATACTTCCTCACCAAGCGGATCACCCCACAACACACGATAATCTACAGACCAGCTTTCCTCGCCAAGTCCCCATGCGACAATTTCAAGTTCTAAACGGTCCATTTGCATATCGACACCACAAGTGAGATACACACCATTTAGCGGAACGATCGCTTTATATTCCTCAGCTCGTGCCTGCAAAGAATCAGGATCTACCTTATCTGCATTTTCCTCATAGGTTTCACCCAAAGATACATTTACAAATACCTGTAAATCATCCAAAGCCAATTTATCTAAATAGGATTGGACAATGTCTCGCATTTTTCGGAATGTTGAAAGCATCTCCGGGGCATGGAAACTGATATGACCTTTAAAGGGTAATTCTGCTTTCCAGCCATAACCGTTTTTCTCTGCATTTCGGATGGCTGCAATACGCTCCCCATCTGTCCAAATCTCATTACAACATTCACACCTATAGCCCGCTGTTTCTACTAAATGTGTTTGTTCTAAATCTTCTCGGGCATCTTGAATATTTTTAGATTTTCGCCCCTGCCAAGTCACATTTTCCCATTTTAAAAATTGTGCTTCTCCACAGTGAGGACAAGGAACATAGTACCTACGGCGGTCACCGTTATAATATGCCGTTTCTACACGACTTGCCCCCTTAACTGTGGGTGTACTGGATTCAGTTCTTAAAGCTTGATCGCCAAATGTTGCTGAACGTTGGGAAAGTAACTCAATTGGATCACCTTCGCTTGTAGCTTCCATGCCATCGATTTCATCTGCATGTGTCACTGGTGCAGATCTTGAACGCAATGTTTTAGGAGAACCAGCCCAAGAAAACATCAGCCAACCACCAATATATGAAATCATTCGGCTGTTATTTACACCTTCGCGGCTTCTTGGTTTTGCCATTTTTTTAGAAATTGATTTATTCGCCTCGATCATTGGTCTAAGTTTAGTTTCTAAAAATGTTTGCACGTCCCCTTGTGTAGGTTGGACAAATATCTGAGACTTTGGCTCATGTTCGATAAAGTAGCCTGTTGCACACTGCTGAATTGTTGTTTTGCCTAACTGAGCACCTGTCATATATGTGACACGGCGTACACCATATTCTTTGATAGCATCCAGCATTCCTCGCTGATAAGGTGCATTATCAAAATTTATGGGACCAGGTATGGCATTACCCACTGGAATTTTAATATTTCTCTCCGCCCACTCACTCGGCTTAATGTCAGGTGGTGGCATCAAGAAAGACATTGAGCGTTTAAGAGAATTTACGACTGACTCAAAATTACTAAAGATTGATAAATCACTCATCGTCATCATCCTCAATATCTGAGTCGGCTACTGTTTCAAGCGCTAAAACTAATTCTGCTCTTAATTTTTCTTTAAATGTGCGCTCATCTGTTTCACCTAATAACTGTAAAACCGCACGTTGAGGGATGTTTAGAATGTTTGATCGAATAATACTAAATGCAATGGATTGAGCACGCTCAAACTCTGAAATTAATGCCACTTCACCTTTTTCTTTTGCCAGTTTTAATTCTGCCAATTCGGTTTCTGCTTTTTGTTTTCGTAGTTCTAATTCTTCTTTATTGTCAGGTATTCCACCTGTTGCATTATCCACTGCTTGATCTTGAAGCCACTGGGAGATCTGAGCGGTGTTAAACTGCCATTCACTCCCTTTTCCATGACCTCGGACTACTACTGGACAACCTCTTTTAACCCAAGCATCAACCGTAGTTAAAGCAACTCCAAAAACATCTGAAAGCCCCTTTCTACTTACGTTTTGACCTTTACTTGAGACTGCCATAAAAGCACTTTTTCCAATCCTTATTTTGCTGAGAAGTAGTAGTATGTTTTATTTTAAAAATTCACGCAGATATGAAATCCTGCGAGGTCTTTGCCCCCGCTTGGGGTCACCCCCTGAAAGTACCTACGATAATGATAATTATCCTCATCTAAATAAGACTTATTAATGATAATATTCTCAATGGGTTGCAAGTTGTTGAATCTTTTTATACTAATAATTTCTTGGTTCATCAGAAGCCTGCCTTGATTACCCATTGACCAGTGCGCATCTGCTCTGCATGACGTTTAGCCCGTTGTGGTGTCTGCTTTGCCCAAAGAGAGTTAAGCATCCCTGTTGCTGCACTTTCATAGCGACCGGTGCGAATCATCTCAAGTGTATTCTTGAAACCTAACAAGCCCTCTACACCCATCTGGAAGGACATAGATAGCAGTACGCCACGGCGCGCATCATCTAATGATTTAAACCATGGTAGTTTTTGTTCAAGCAAGACTAAGCGTTTTTGAATATCATTATTCAACAAGTAAGCCGACTCTTCAGCTGTGATGCCCCCACCCTTACGGTGATCAATCAAACGACCAACGCCAATCGTTGAATATCCTAAATGATCTTTATACTCTGAAAGAACTTCACCCTCTTCAGCGCGTAATAACCGAGACATTTGCTTATCAAAATCACTCATTACTTTTTACCTCGACTTAGCCAACTCTTAATCATTTCGCCAAAATAAGTGAAAAAGCTTTGATTCTTGTATTCACCATTTTTTATCCAGGACGTAAGCTCCTGAATGACCATACCGCCAAACGCACCTAACAAGAATCCAATACCACCAGCATGCACTGGCTCGAGGTCTAACCAATAGATAACGACTTGTGTTAAATAATGTGCAGTAAAAGCGCCTGAAAGAATGAATACAGTGTAATCATGCCATGTCTTTAATCGGTCTTTGTGGTATCTAGTCACTACTGAAGCTCCTAAAAAACCAGCGATGAAATACTGAATATTGTCCCAAAACTTCAAAATTGCTTCATAAACTTCATGCCAGTTCATTACACTAAGTTCTCAAAATTATTTATTTGATGATTTTTAAATTTTTGTTGTTTTATTTCATTATTCACTTTTTCATAAACGTGCAAAAACCTCCTAATGGAGGTTTTTCCTGTAACAGATCATTTTTTATCAGATTGAGTTTCATTGGTTTTCTGTGGAACAAGCATTTTTTCCTGATTGTCTAAATCTTTAATTGCTTGTTGGGTGCCTTCCAAAATTGCAGCTTCCACATTTGAAGCAGCATAAGCACATCGACTTGCCATATTCATCGCAACAATAGTTTTATCAGTAGTACGACTTACAAATTCATTATTTCCAGCAAGTACAAGTTGATCTATAAATTTAAGCGTATTTATCGATACCGAGTTTTGTACAGCTTTAGTTGTAGTTACTTGTAATGCATTTGTCGCTCCAGAAAATCCAGCTAATCCTTTTGCCATATCACCAGAACTTATCGGGCTAAAAATACCAGCTAAACTACCTAAAATTCCTACTAAATAAGGTGTTCTATTCTGACGATTTAAATTATTTTCATAATGATTATAAACAGCTCTACAGAATTTATTTGCCTTGTTCAAATTATTTAAATCTTCTTGAGGAGTACAACTAGCTGCTTCACAAACTTTTCCTGAAGTGTCCCATGGCCATTCTGGAGAACTATTCTTTTTAAATAGCCCAGCCTGAGTATTTGCTGAAACTATCCCGATAAAAATTACCAATATTATTTTCATAAGTAATGTTCCTTTTAAGTTATTGTATTTTATTTGTACAACTAATAATCAAAATTAACAAGAATTATTTTACTTTTAAATAGATATAAGCTTATTTTTCATCTTAGTAATATCATTCATTTATTTTCTTTTTTGACCTACCAAAAACATAAATCACAACAACTCTAATCGTAACCTAAATTAAAAACGTTTAATGTGAAAATGATCCAAGTGAATCAACTATGCATTAGAAAATACATAATAGCCAATAAAACGCCTCTTGTCGATAAGTTAAAAAATTCTGCCAATTGCTCTAAGCTATAGCCTTGCTTCAACATATCCATAATTCCTGCATTTCTTCTCTTTAGAATTATGTGCTTACAAAGTGAAAGAGTTAGCAACTCTCCACCAAACTCTTTGCATAACTTCACCGCATCGGCATAGCCTAAAATATCAATCAACTTATGATCAAAACCTAACCGAGATTCTTTCGGTACATACAGAAGTAATTGCCCTTCACCATTTCGCTTCTTTGATTTATATCTTGGGTATTGGCTCACTAAAAACAGTGCTTGTTGCTTTCCTATAATTTCAGCAATAGAACGAATATCACCAGTCAAATCATTAATGTTTTCGGTCATAGTATCTTCCATTTCGGCATACGATATACGACTAAATAAACCACTCCTAAGATCCACATCACGTCTATAGGATCTGGATTATACGAATAATTCTTGTATGCAATTGTTGAAGCTGCAAGCGCGATAAATAAGAAAAAGTTATCTTGAAAGACTAGTTGCCTATTCCAACCTTTAGGAGCACCAATAGAAAAAACAAAAGTGAGGATTGCTGCAGTTACCAAGGCAAGCAAAATAGTGAATATTGGGATTAACACGTGGCTCAAAGCGATACACCTCCAAACTTTGCAAAACGCTTGTGAACCAACATTGCTGCATCCCTTGAATGCTCATTGGTTCGACCAAGCCATTTAGTGATTTTTTGAAATGTGGCTGCTTTAACTTTTGTCGTATTTGCTTTCGGGTGAATCATCAAATAATTGATTTTATTTTCAATGCACCATGTTTCCCATATTTGTGCATCACGTTTGATAGATCCAACGCCTTGAGCTTTTTCTCGTCCACCAGTAAACCAGGTTCTTAAACGAGCATCTTCGATGTAAAGACAAACATTAGGATTTCCATATTGCTCAATAATCTCTTGAACACGTGCCATAGCTTGAGTAATCGTTAAGCAATTGACCTGTACCAGTTCTCCACCATCTCCACAATCAATCGCCATTGCAAAGCCGGTATTTACACCTGTATCGATACCGATCATCACTTTTTCAAATGAAGAAATTTTATCAATGGCATTCATGCAACTTTCCTATTTTGTTTTGATTTAAATCCGACTGCCTGCAGGTGTGATTTCCATTTCTGTAGCTCATTCGGATCTGAGAGTTTTGCAGCAATCCGGCTTGTTAGTTTTTCAAAGGATTCACCTGGCATACTGAACTCATCGATGACGTCTGGAAGTTGAGCGAGTTTGTTGGCAAAAACATAAATCTGCTGAGGTGACGAGAAAAGTACAGAATCAGAATCACTGCTTGATTTTCCATTTTGCGCTTTGTCGTATTTGTGACGGTTTCTCAAAAGTGTGTCAGCGAAGTGGTAAATCAAAAGATCATCACAAAGATCCTTGTCGGCATTGAAAAGTTCGAAAGCTCGTTTTTCGCGTTCGAACCAACTTGCTTCGATAATCGACTTTGGCACTACCGTGGGATCAGCTTGATCTAATTCCCAACGAAGTTTTTTCAAACAAAGCCAGTCTTTTTTATTTTTAGATTCTAATGGGAGATTCCTTGGGAGATTCTGTGTCCCAAAATTGGTACTGGTCTCGGTACCAAAATTGGTACTGGTTCCAGTTCCATTATTGGTACTAGTACCGTTTTTGGAACTAGTACCTAAATTGACACCTGTACCATTTTTGGTACTAGTCCCCTTTTTGGTACTGGTGTCTGAATAATCTTCACGTCCAAATACACCAATTAATTGATAAACCTTAACCCCGTTCCCTTTGATTTCACCTGTAAATTGGATCAATTTTTTGAGTTCAAGTTCATCTAAAACTTTGATAATCGTTTTGCGATTTAGCGTAGTGTCTTTCTCTAAGCGCTTTATGCTTGGAAAGCACTTATGATCATCACCGGCTCGATCAGCAAGAGCTAAAAGTACAAGTCTTTCACTTGCACCTGAGACAGTAGCTTTCCATGCCCATACGGTTGCATCTAAGCTCATATTTCACCGACCTTAGGCATTTCATATATGAAACTGCCATACATTAAAATTTTATTAGCTTTGAGTAAGCTTGCGACAATCTCACCGGCTTGATACACCGTTAAGCGGTGTTCATTGATGAGCATTTCCATAAATTCATGCTTTGTGACTGCAGCATTTTTCTCATCACGATTAATCTTTCTTAAATTTGCTTTTCGGATTTCAAGAAATGTATCTAAAGACTTTAGTGCAGGTTCATACCAGGATTGAGTCCATTGCCTTTGTTTATGCTCTGGAGCTTTTTTAAATACCTTGTTAGTTGTCATGAAACCTCCGCAAGAGATAACTCTATTGGACTTAAACGGCGCTTCATCATGAGTTCAGTGGTTGTTGCTGTACGAATAGCACTTTCAGCTACTCGACCAATGCGGTGATCCGTTGTCCAATACTTACCATCGAATTCTTTAAGCGTAATAAGTTCATTTATCGATAAAAGATTAAGGTTCTTTAAAACCACTACATCACCAGGTAAAAAATTGGATTGATTGTTTTCGCTTATTTGTTGTGCTACATTTGATTTCATATTCATTCCTGATATGTGTGAATATATGAAGCCTGACCTCGAACATCAGGCTTTTTTAATGTCTAAAATTTGATTTGGTTCAATTCGATCAGGATTCCCAACTAGTCCCAAGCTTTCCCTTTTCTTCCTATTTTTATTCGCTCTTTCAAGCATTAAGCTAACTTCATGAAATTCACCCATGATTGCTTTTTCTAATAGGATGACCGCTTGATGTGCATAGTCTTTTCCCCTTACGTCTGCAACCAATCTCAAACGCTCCATCATGTCCGGAAGCATCTTGAGACGAAGATCTTCTTTTTCTAGGCTCATGCTAATTCCTCTAAGCTACTGTTTTTATTTATCTAATAAAAACAGGCTAATAAGTTAATTTCAGATTTTTATAAGGAAATTTTAGATAAATTTTTAACATTAATTCTTTATCTAAGTTCAATCCAAATATCTTTATAGCTATTAGGAAAAAGCTCTTTTCTAGAACTTATTCCGTAATCTTCTGCAATTACTGCTAAGCGGATTTTTCTATCTTCGGGAATCGCTCGCCAACCACTTACTGATGAGGGTTTAATACCAAGTAACCTTGCAACAGCCGTACATCCACCGAAGGCTTCGATGAGTTGATTATCAGTCATCCAATACTCCTAAATTTTCTGAATTATTATTAGGTATTCCTTATTTCTTTTCAATAGGAATACCTAATTTATTTTATGTTAGGATTTCCTAATGAAAACACTAGCTGAACGATTAAAATACGCCATGGAAATATTGCCTCCTAAAAAAATTAAGGGGGTAGAGCTCGCTCGTGCTGTCGGTGTCAAACCTCCATCCGTAAGTGATTGGCTGAGTGGTAAATCAAAAACTATGGAGGGTGAAAATCTACTTAAGGCCTCTAAGTTTTTAGGTGTAAATGCTACATGGTTAGCTACAGGCTCGGGTTCCATCAAAGAAAAAGAATTAATAGGAACCAAAGATCAAGAAATCCCAAATATAATTTTTAAAGATTTAAATTTGCATAAAATTCCTGTTTTAGATTACGTTCAGGCAGGCTTGTGGCATGAAGTATCATATGATGGAGTTCTACCTCATAGTTACACTTTTACTGATTACAATGGTTCTGAAGCGGAAGCTATTTTTAGTGTGATCGTGAAAGGAGAAAGTATGGAGCCAGACTTCAAAGAGGGAGATATGCTAATCGTTGATGGATCAATATCACCAAAGCCTGGTTGTTATGTGATAGCTCAAAACGGCTCGCATGAAGCAACTTTTAAAAAATATAGAGTAAAAGCTTTGGATGAATTTGGTCGCGATATATTTGAATTAATACCTTTAAATAGTGACTTCCCCACTATCTCTTCAGAAAAACATGAAATAAAAATTATTGGTGTGGTTGTAAGACATATGCGTGATTTTAAATATTGAGTTAAAGTATGAATGAAACTAATGAAATAATTAAAAATTTATTTGATACTCTCGAAGATGAGAAAACAGGTGCTCAAGCGAAAAGAGGTTTTAGATATCAAGACTGGTGGTGTACACAGAAGATTTTTTCAATTTGGGCAACTGAAAACATAAAAGATTTCGCCCTAGGTGTTGAAGTTAAAGAAGATGCTGTCCTTATTGACTCAATTTCTTCACCGAAGTCAATTGAATTATATCAAATAAAAAAACGTGAAAATCGAAATTGGTCAATCACAGATTTAACAAGAGTTGAAACTCAAGACAAATCAATTTTGTCAAAACTCTACTCTCGAATAGTTACTTTTCCACCCACAGATATCCGACTATTCTTCATTACAAATTCTAGTTTAAAAGCAAAACATGATGATAATAAAAAAGATATTTTTCATACAAATATTAATTTTAATAAAGATTTAAACCAAATAGAAAAGGACAAAATAAAATTAAGCATACAAAAACAGCTCAATTTAGTTGATGAAGTAGATTTAAATAAAATGTATTTTAATGTGAGTAGCCTACCATTAGAAAACACTGATAAGCATATTTATGGCTGTATATATGCTCTTAATGCAGAGCACAAATTTCCTTTTTCAATAAAAAATATTCATGTAGCAGCCAATCATATTACACATATATTCAATAAACTTAGTGCAGACACTGGGTACGCAACGAATTTGACTAAATTTTTGTCAAGGTGTTTAACACGAGAACAATTAGAAAATATCATATCAATAGTTGAAAAAAATTTTTTTGATCCTGAAGAAACGTTAAAAAATGGAATTCAAAAATTGGAAAGAGAAAATTATCCTCATAGGAAACTAAAAAAAATTGATCTTTCAGCAGCTGAGTTATTACTGGACTTACGTAATCGTTCAAAAAAAAATACTCAGTTTCTTTTTTCATCAATTCATGATTATTATCTAGAAAACTCTGAATCACTTGATGAGCTAATACAATTTTCTTCGATAGTCGATACTGTAGCAAATGAAATTTTTTCCACAAAAAACAATGGCTTTTTCACAATAGAATATATAAAATGTGCTGTAATCATTTATGATATATCCAACGGGAAGATATATTGTGAAAAATTCTTCAACATTTAACTTATTAAAGCTAATCCGAAATCAAAGGCTCAAAGTACAAGATGAGATCGAAGGTTATCTACGAGGAGATCCTCCTCCTATCAATAAAAGACGAAAAGTCAAAAAAATTAAAGTTCAATCCTAAAAAAAATATTATTTATGGTAAAAATGATACAGGTAAATCTACAATCATTAAATCCATATTTTGGACATTAGGTCTAAACCCAACAAAAATGTTTGGCGGTGATCGTCTTGATAAAAATTTAATAGGCTTATTGAAGATTAATTACAATAATAAAATCTTTTACTTTTTTAGAAATAAAGATTATTTAAAATTTTTTGATTCAGAAAAAAAAGTTTTAATTGAGACTGAAAGTAAGTCTGAATGGCATAATTACATGGCTAACTTCTTTGATTACAATTTATCCTTAATTCAAAGAAATAATATGGAAGAATATCTAATTGGTTTACAAGGAATTCTAACCCCCTACTATATTGATCAAGATTCAGGTTGGAGTCATAAATGGGATGGTCCTTTTGAAGGCATGTATAGATATTATGATTTCTATCAGCAAGTAATAGAACATTTTACAGGAATTGTTTCAAATAAAGTAATAACTCTAAAACAGGATCAAAAAAAACTTTTGACTTTAAAAAAGGAATTAGACATAAAGTTAAAGGTTTATGAAAATTCTGCTTCAGAATTATTAAACACAGATAATTATTCCAATCAATTGCCCGAGATAGATACCAAAATTCTAGAGAAAAGTATAGTTAAATCAACTTATGAATTGAAATATTTACAAGATCTTCAAATTGAATTTAGAAAACAACTTTCTGAAGTTTTTAATGAAAAGCAAATTATAATTAATCTTCTTAAGAACGCTCATAATTTACATTTAGAGGCAATTAATGACCTAAATTATCTTGATAATATTCAAGAAAATAGCATCATTGAGTGCCCAACTTGTGGCACAGAACACCTTAAGACCTTTGAAGCAAGTATTACTTTAGAATATGATATTGAAGGTATTAGCAAAAATATATTTAGCTTAAATCAACGTCTAGAAATAATAAATAAACAAGAAAAAGATTTAGCTTTTAATCTATCAGAAGTAAATATGCAGATTGAAAGTTTAAAAAACAACTTTAACCAACCATTAACAGAAAATTATACATTTGAAGATTTAATAAAAACTTATTCCAACACCAATATAAAAAACAATATAGATTCAAATGTTTCTATTATTAATGAGAAAATTAATGAATTATTAGATGAAATTGATGATATTAAGTCATTAATTGATGATATTGATTCACCAGATAAAGTTAAAGATAAAGTTAGTAAACTGAAAAAGGCAATTGAATATTATTATAATCAATTGAATGTTGATGCTAAGAGTGTTCCTAATAAAATATATCAAAAACCTGACATAAGCGGAAGCTCAAGCTCTCGCAGTATACTAGCAATTCATTTAGCTTATATATCAATTAGTTATAAACTAACACAACTGCCAATTTTTCCAATTGTCATTGATACTATTCAACAAAATGGTCAAGATGACTTAAATATTAATAACATGATAAAAATTATTTCTATGTTTAAGCAACCTCAAATTATTTTAGGTATGGAAACATTATCTGAAAATATAAATGAATTTGATTACGAAGTGTCAAAACTAAACAATAAGAAATTTAATCTTTTAAGCAAAACAAAGTTTTTAGACGATCTCAAAGAATTAAACTCATTTATTGATCTTGAAGAACTCAATTTTTTATAAAATTAATAAAAACTAATTTAACTATTGACTAAAAAATTAGGTATGCCTAATATTAACTTCGCTTACAACAAAAAGCCCCGGAACTTTGGACGGCGACGGGGCTTTACAGATCACTGCGAGATAAGTATGAACACAAAACCTCATTCCATCAATCCCACTCTTACACATCGCGTACAGCCGCTTAACCGCTTCATAATTGCCTTAGTGACTGGATTACTTACAGTCGGTGCAATTGCACTGGCGTACGATCAAACAGCAACTCAATACAAGCCACCTGTTGCTATTCCAAACGTCACACCATCCACATATAACATTGATGCCTTAAAACTCACCTCAGACACATCAGGCATAGCTGTAATTAAATTAGATAGCTTCCTACTTAAAGTAAGTTTTGATTTTGATACTCGTCCAGACAATGACGGTGTTCCTGGTACTGAATATACAGCAGTAGACATTACCAACCTCGCGATAGATGAAATCACGGATGTAAATGGTAAAGACTGGAATGACTTCACAGATTACAACGATCATAGAAACATCAATCAAATGATTGTGTCTTATATCGAGCGTAACAAACTTGTGGAGTCAAAATAATGATTTCTACCACGCCAAATAAAACTGAATTCATCAGCAATGAAAACGGTGAATTCCGTATGCGTATCTATTCTTCTGAGTACATTCAAAAAAATGGTGAGATTTATCGAGTGAGTAAATCCGGCTATCTATTTCTTATTGAATTTGCGGAACATTTAGAAAAGCCCTGGATCAGTCTTAGTTTTGAAAAAGAGCGAAATTTCCAAAAGCGCAAGGCTTTAGCAATTGGTTTAAAAAAATCACATATCCCCTCTTATGAACGTCGTACTTACAAAAAACGTATGGGTTTGATTGGGGTTCATTCATAGGCAACTTGAGTACAAAGTTTCAAACAGAAATTTTTAAAAACGAAGATAAATTAAAAAATGAGTGAATTTATGAGCCGTAGAGAAAACTTGATGGACGATCCATTATTAAAAACATCAGAAGTCGCAAAACTTACTTTTAGTCGAAATACGATCGACAGCAAATTAAAGAAAGGTTTATTTCCACAACCTGATTATGTAGACCCTGAAAGTAAATACCGCTACTGGCGACTTTCCACTATCAATAACTTCTTTAGCAAAAAGGCTTCTTAGGAAGCCTTTAATTTATCTATATAGTCAGACCAAGTCTGCATCATTTCAGCTCGTTCTTCTAAAAATTTGGTTCGGTTATAAGCACGACCATGCATATCACGTACTTGATGGGCTAACTGCTGTTCTATTCGTTCTACAGGAAACTTTAACTTTTCTTCTAATAATGTTCGAGCGATTGCACGAAAGCCATGCCCTGTCATCTTGTCACGATCATAACCCATTCTTCGTAAAGCCATATTAATTGTCATGTCTGACATTGGGCGTGTTTTACTCGAGATACTTGGAAAAAGTAAATCAGACTTATAACAGAATGGTTTTAACTCTTTAAGCAACTCAATAACTTGATCGGATAAAGGAACGATATGTTCAACACCTGTCTTTTTCATTGTCTTAGGTGGCGTATAGGACCAAGTACGTTCTTCAAAATTTATATCCGACCATTTAGCATGACGTAACTCACCAGTACGCACAAAAACATGAGGCAGAATTTTTAAAGCGAACTTGGTGTGAACATAACCCTCATATTGCTCAATGTCTTTTAATAGTTGGCCAAAGTCTTTTTCTTCAACCAAAGCTGAATAATGTTTAATTTCTCTAGGCTTAATCGTCCCAATTAAATCATGTGCAACATCACGCTCACAAAAACCCAATGAAACGGCGTACCTGAATACTTGAGAGGCTTTTGATCGAATTCTATGTGCTGTTTCTATTGTGCCTTTTGCTTCTGCTTTGCGAATGACCTTAACCAGATGTTTAGCTCTTATCTCAGAAATCGGCATCTCTCCGAATTCTTCATATAAATAGTTATAGATCCGTTCATTTCTAACGGCTGTCGCAGGCGTTAAGACTTGTTTGGTTTTAAATTCTTCAGCAATTTTTCTAAATGTATTTTCGTGGCTAATTTTAGCTTCTTCTAAAATGTCATTTCGATAAGTTTGAGGATCAATATTTTTTGAAATTAATGCTCTGTACTCTTCTCGTACTCCTCGAGCTTCAGCCAAAGTAATTTCAGGATAATTACCAATGGCTAAAGTATTTCTCTTTTTAGAGATTGGACGAGTATAGTCAAATCGCCAAAGTACAGCGCCAGAAGTACGGAAAATTAGATTTAATCCATCACCATCAGACAAACGTAAATCTTTGGCTAATCCACTGTTTATATTAGCTTTAAATTGTTTTTGCGTTGCTTTAATCTTCGAATCCGTTAACGGCACTACTTTCTTTGGCAT